ATACTGCTCAATCATATACTGACGGATAGCGCTGTAATGTACAGGGATATGGGATGGGTCTCGATTCCCCTTATACGGGCGTATAGTAGCTATGCTCTCTCGGTAGTTGCCCGGACCAGACAGGATTACCTGCGTATTGGTAGTGTCATCCTTGAACTTGTCTACAACTTCCCCTTCGATGTCTAGAATAGCTCTCTTGACAAGCTGCAAGGCATGGGATACTGGTTCGGCACGAACAGTCTTAGTCTCCTGTAGGATCACACAATCAGCGTTAGCTGTCTTCCACTCTTTGAAGTTAGCTAGTGCCGTTGCTCCGTCTGTCCGGTCGAACTTGAATTCCCCAATCCCTGCTTCGTTCTCATAGATAATTTCGTAGACCGATGACTGAGCGGCAAAACCACTCCGATACACCATCGGGTCTCCGTCTATGATTAGCTTAATCACGCTTAATTGCCTTCCGAAGTCAGGCAATTTATAGTGGTGATAAGCGCCCATGTAACCACACCCGCGAAGGCTAACACAGCCAACAGAATTGGTACTTGTATGAATATCCACACAGCACAGCCAAGTGCAGCAAGAACTATACCAAATGCCAGACCACATTTAAGATGGCCCATTAGTTCACCTTACCGGACGACGGGGGAAGTACAACCTGTCCGAAGTTACCAGTAAGCGCCTGCTCTAGACTGGCCTGCAACCCCTCACAAGCCGCGATGGCTTGGGGCAGCAACTCCGTCACCATCCCGACCACTTCATGCTCACGATGCACTACAGCGTACTTCGTAGCCAATGGCGGATAGGCAACCATATCGCCTAAATTGATAGTCACAATGCGAACTTCGTAGTTCTGCGCTGTATGGACTACTATGTCCCCATTACGGGGAGAAGCACTACTCAAACTTGTCGTTGTCTTTTCCACTCGTTGTCTCCTGTGAAGGAATGGCCCCATCGGCCTTAGTAACTGTTACGGTATCAGCGACTGTTTCAAGCAGACGGGCAGTAACCACGTCGTTGTACAGCTTCACGGTCAGCTTGTCCACGAAGGACATAACTTCGTCATAGCGCTTGACTGTGCCTGCGGCCGTCTTCGCAGAACTGGTCGGCAAGGCATCGTTAGACAGCAGGGTTTCTACCAGACGGATAGCCATTTCCTGACTGTGCTGAAGAACGATCTGAGTCTGCCGGTCTGCTCCGGCACTGCCAGTCCCCGTATCGCTAGATACAGTTCCTGCAATCGGCGCAGTTCCCTTCGTCTTCGCTGTATTTCGCGCCGGAGGATTCTTAATGACGCTGCCCGAGCCAGCCTTGACCGACGTATATCCGTTCTTTTCTTCAGTCTCGAAGCTGATGTAGTCGCCTTCCTTGAAGGGGGGCGAGTCGAATCCGAAGCTGAACCACTCGGGATATTCTGTTCCATCTTCCTTTTCCACCTTGAAAGAATACTTCGTGTAGGCACGATAAGGCGGCTTTTTACTCTTGCCGTCTAGCGCGCCGATCTTGGCTACAAAGCCCTTATACTGCGTCAAGTTCATCCTCCTCGTATACGCCGCCATCGTCTAGATAGATTCGTGTGTCATCTTCCGCCGGAAACTCGGCATATATGCCTACCGCTGTAAGTCCCCGGCTTAGTTCCGCCATAGACAAGTCAAACGCATCACTGCGGCTGGTCTCAAGCACCGCCTGTAGGCGCGATGCTTCGTCTAGGGTCAGCCCTATAGTGATATGCGTGTGTGACTTCCATACGTTACTCATTTAACTTTTACCTCTCTACCGTCGCGGTAGACGTTGAAACTCTGTTCCTTGCCTTGTCCCCAATGGGTGTCTATCTTGAGCCCCACCCCGAGAGGGACATTGAAATCCATACCGTAGACACGATCAAGAAAGTTATACACGTCCAAAGTAAAGCATTTCTTCGCCAATGTAGTGAATCTGTCCACAGCTTCCGGCCGTATCTCGCACACAGCGCTATCGTGTACGGTGTTGACGATATAGACATCATCACCAAGTCCAGATTCCGCAATCCCGTGCCAGAGATACACCAAAGCGACGGGTATAATCTCCGCAGTAGCCAGCGCCTGAATCGGATAGTTGTAGACCGTAGCAGTGACATTACAGTACCCACTGTCGCTTAGCTTGGCTGTAGGGAAGTGGTAGGTCATCCCCCACGGGGTTACAACACGCTTCTCTAAAAGGGCTTGTTTTACCCATGATTCCTGTGCTGCCGCAATACCGGGGTATCGCTCACGGAATGCCTTGTAGTAAAACTCCTGCTCAGGAGTGCCCTTAGTGCCACCATAGAGAGGCTTGAAGGTATCCGGTTTCGCAAGCTGTCTCCACGAATCAACATTCTTAGCACTGCTCTCCGCTTCATTGGCTTTTACAGCCTCGATACTGGCACTATGTAGAACAGAGGCGGTGAACCTATGGGGGTCAAATGATCTATCTTCGATGTCACTTCTACCCTGTTCGTCGTCTCCCAAGTAGACCGCAGTTCTAAACTCAAGTCCGCTACCGTCGGGCTCTGCCATGAGAAATCCCGGTCGCTTTGCCTTGAATAGACGCTTAAATCCTCTCGGCGTATTCTGAAACTGCACGGACTTAGTTGTGGGTTTCCCATCTTCCGTCTTGATTGTCTGGAATACGAGAGGGATGCCAGTACTAGATAGGCGGCTCGTTGCAGTCGTTGTTTGATGAATCTCAGCATGAAATATCCCGCCGTATTCCTCACAGACACCAAGGAAAAAGTCTAAGTTCTTGGATAATGCGTGGGTTACTTTGGACAGCTCCTTGCGGAGTGCAAGGAAGTCCCGCTGTGCCGCATTGTGGGCAGTTAGACGATCCAAGGTTTTGCTGTCTACCTTGCGTTTGTTCTCCGGGGTTCGCTTGGGATTGCCCCGTTTGTCTGTCAGTTCCCGAAAACGTAGTACGCCATACACATGTTCCGCCACCTGAAGGACAGACCGCATGTTGATACCACCCGTCAGCTTGTCCATCTGACTCTGTAAAGCGACAAGCTGTGTCGCGTATTCTGCGTGCGTCTTTCGTACAATATCCTCGTCTAGACAGAGCCCTTCAAACTGTATATCCGCGAGGACCGGCGTCAGCAGACAACGTGTGTACTGAACAGGCAGCAGCCCCCGTTTTTGCAAGTCTTTCCTTTGATCTAGGAATACCTGCTCAGTAGTCTCCACATCTTGCCGACACCGGCCCTCAAGCCACTCTCGCGGAATACGTGCCGGATTGATTCCATTGCGAATCATCATATCCACTGCTGGATCTTTTACAGGGAGGCCCCTTCGCCGACAGCACATATCTAGAGATATAGACAAGGGAACCATACCAAGTTCCTTTGCTCCGGCTGCCAGATTCCCCAACAGCACGTACTCCGCTATCATCGTGTCGAATGCGAACACCTTTCGCAAGTCAACTCCCATTCTCTTGAGCCATCCTAGCTCGTACTTTGCAGCATGGGCCACTACAAAGTCTGCCCTCTCAATCGCAGCAAGCAGTCTAGCTTGCTCAAACTCCCCTCCCCAATTCGCCTGCGTAGCACCGCCAGCTTGTTTCCAGCACGCCAATAGCAGCTTATTGGCATCGTGTATCGGAGACCCATAGTCTCCATGGCTAGTGTCTACCTCGAAGTCTAGCACCAAGTAGTTATCCGTTAGGAATATCTCCGGGTCTAGATCATTCAGGAACTTAGGAAGCACGTTCCTTCATTTCGTCAATCAAAGCGCGCAGCGCCGCAGTCGGATCGGGACCGCTCAGGGTGCCAATGACGTAAGGATTCAACTCAATGTCCGCGTCAAGCTGCTCGACCGAAGCGAAAAGGTCTGAGTACAACGGATAGCCGTCGGCCACTTCTTCGTTATCCGTAGACAGAGTGGCAAGGGCTCCCATAATCAGGGAAACCTGACGCTCAGTCAAATCAATGATACCGAACACATGCTCGCTACCGGGGCGGCGCACGACACGGGGGGAATAGTCACTCATGTATATCTCTCCGATAGTTTGGTTTAGAACTAAAAACACAAGTCCTCTATACTAGTATATGGTGTTTTCGACTACTTCTGTTCGCTCGTCGCTTGTAGCTGCCTGTTCTTCATAGCAATTTGTCTATTCTCGCATGCAGCTAATTGGCGGCGCAGTTTGGTCAATTCCTCTTTATTCGACAATGCCCCTTCCTCTGCCAGTAGCACGATGGCGTCCATGATCTGGTCTATAGCGTAGGGCACGGAGCCTTGCCTGCCCCAGCGCTTACGCACAGCGACAATCTCCGCCACTATGCCCAGCGCCTGCTCGATTGTCTTAATCGTTGATTTCATTTCTGGTGCTCCTGTATCCATTTCTGTACTTTGCGGGCGGTTACTATGTATTCCGTGCTAGGAGTCTTACTAATTTCCTGCCCCGGCACGTATGTACGCCATATTTCTCTGCGTAGTGCGATGGGTAAACTGAACCAATGTGGCGCGCAGCCCCACAACTTAGGTGGCACTGGTTTATCACATCCCGGCCAATGGCAATGATGTATCATTTGAAACTGCTCCGACTATGGTCTATTTCTACTATGATCCCTTCATGTGCGTTCTCCGCACTAGACAGCTTATTCTTTGGGAATGACAGAGCCCTCTGTCCACGGGCCATCATATCGGCATTCCCGCCTACTCCAATAATCAAGTCCGCAGTCCCCGGCAGCCCAGTCTTTGAGCTATCCATGTCATTCATCGTGAGCCATACCTTTCCCTCAGCACTACCTCCGGCCTGCGTGACACTGATCCCGATAAGCCCGTAGTCTAGCAATAGCCGACGGACCATCTGCCCGTTATACTCAAGCCTAGCCGGTAGCCCATCCTCTCCGCTTTCTAGGTTGCGGATCTGATCTATGACCAGCACCGTAGGCTTCCATTCCTCTACACGGGCTCTCAGAGCCTCTACCGACCCCTTAGACAGTTGACTAAACAGCAGCCTATCCTCTAGCCCCCTACGCTCGTACGCCGCAAAGGCGGCTTCCTGATCGTTCTCAGCCTGCTCTAGCGTCATATTGGCGGCACGGGCAAGCGCTCTCGCCTTCAGGTTGTCGATCTGATCCTCATTCCCGACGTATAGCACCCTCTGCCCATTGGCTGCCATGACGGTTGCCAGATTCACAGAGAAGCTAGACTTACCCATTTCCGGTCTACCAAAGACCACTATGTGATGTCCCGGCAATGCTCCGCCGTTGATGTGAGCATTAAGTCTAGTCGGGGCCAATGGGATGCGATTACTCTGCCCTACTTTCTTGAAGATTTCTCTAATGGGAACAGCATCTTGCCATTCCGGTCTATTCTTCGTGACTAGATTGGTAGCAGCACATAAGTCTGAATATCTAGGCAGTATAAGCCTTTGTTTCTTGTCATCATTTGCTGCTATGGCTCCGGCTAGCTCTAATCCCGCATTCCGTCTAAGTAGGTCTAGTGCTGCCCTTGCAGTGTTGTCCGGGGACGCA